ACGGATTGCAACTGCTTTGTCAGCACCCTTTTCATCTGAACTTCTTGCCATGCTTTGATCCACAGCTTCATCCATCTGTTTAAGTACTTTGCGGTTTGCATCAATGTTTTCCTTAGCGGTCTTGATCTTTTCATCATAGATGCTAATGCGTGACATTACATCACCCGAGACTAAACTCTGGTCACTATGTGCTTTAGACAAGAAACCAAAGATACCCATACTGGTGATAAGCATCAACACGGCTACCGCAGTAGTCATGTAAATTCTCATCAACCTCGGCGCTTGTGTCCAGTTAGCCTTAAGCCATGAGGCACAGACTAGCTTGGCGACTTCTAACGCTGAACCCATAACAATGATGGGAATAACTGCGGCTGAGAAAATAGCGGCCAAACCTACTACGGAATAGTAGATTGCGACCGCTGAGATTGTTAAACCTGTTAAGAGTAATAACCAAGCTAAAATCATGTTATCCTTATTGGGCGTCGTTGTCTGAAGAAACTACAGTAGTTCCATCTAGTGGACCGTTAACTGTAATGCTGTTACGTAGGTCGCTATAGTTGTTGTCGTTGTTAGCATCACGAGCTTCAATTTTATCTTGTACGCCTTCACCAACTAATGGATCAGTACCTTCTACTGGATGGAATACACGAACTGAACGGGTAACGTTTTCAATCAATGCTCTCATGATAGCTTCGCAGATAGCCAAGTTAGCTTCGTCGATTGCTGTGCCATCGAATTGACTGTCTGTGCTACCATTATTGATAGACTTTAAGTACTGTTGTTCCATAGCTAGCAACGGGTTTAGTACACCGTCATTAGTGTCGATACCAAAACGGTCATAACGTACTGTGAATGCAAGTGCGGTTGGAACATTATTACCAGTAATAGCATCACCGTTTGAATTACATTCTAAGTCGATGATTTGAGCATCGCTGTACTTTGTAAGTTCTTCCACAATACGTTGGAAACGAATGTTACCACGAGCTAGACGAAGTGCGTTGTCTAACGTAGTTGGCTGGTCGCTACCGCTAAAGTTATCCCATGCAAACGGGTTAACAGCGCCGCTATACTCGTCGTTGTTATCCATGTAAATGCTAGTGTTGCTCATGTCTAAAACGACACGGTAAAATGCTGGCTGTAATTGATTACTATCTTGTTGAAATCCTGATGGCATGTTATGCTCCTTAATATCTAATATTTATCAGCATTATGTTCTAATGTGTTATTCTACACTAGAACATGTGCTAAATGCAACTTATTTGAACACAATTAACGCTAACAAGCCTGCTTGGACAAAGAATCCGAAGCCGATAGTCACAATATTCAATAAATCCTTCTGGATTGCGGCTTTAATGAAAAAGCAGAATAATCCAGCCCAGCTAAACAGTACCATATCAACTGGAGGCATCTTTTCAGTAAGTCCAGTCATAACTGCTATCATTGTAGGCACAGTAGCTAAGTGTAGGAGCACTACAGCTACCCAGCCCATTGTTTCCGCACTTACGTGAGGAGCGTGTTCTTTGATGTTCTTAACCCAAAGGTCTAGATCGAACATATCGTGTGCAATTTGTTTTACTTGTTTGGTATTCATGTTAGTCCTTAATAGTAAAAGATGTGATGGCCGATTTTAGTAATGGGCTTTTTACCCCAGCCTGGGTTGACATAGTCTGCATGATAGTACAATGCACCTTTGACAGAGTCAATACGGAATCCTTCTAGGAGGACTTTCTTTGCTACTTCCATTGCTTCCAAGTACACTGGACCATTCATGGGCTTCTTCAATGAAGCTTGATCGCAGTACCAACTGAATTGGCAAAGTACTTTTTCATATACGATGTTCTTTTGGTAAACTACACGGCAGATGTCAGATGGGAATTGTCCACTCTCTGCTCTGTTGATTGTAACCTGAGCGACTGCAACCTTGCCTTCAAAAGGTTCATAGCCTGCTTCATGGTAGATATTACGAGCTAGACAATCTAATTGTGTTTGTCTCATTTGTGCTGTAATTGGGCTTGCGTTTTCGCGAGCCGATTTAAGGGTTGCCAATTTGTGTGTTACTGACTCATACCCTACGAACGATACCGCTAGCAATGCTAGGGCAAATATTACTACTTTTATGATGCGTATCATGTTGTTATCTCCTTTACGCTGGATCAGGAATCGCTACTTCCGTCAATTTAAAAATGGCTCTGTTACATCTCCTATGCTGTTAAGCCTTTCTTTTGAACCCCAAACTTTTGAGGTACAATAAGTAATTATCCAAAAAACCGCCTTGGTTAACTGTTACTTTATACTTAGTCATGGATCATCTCCGCATTTTGGAAATATCTATGGCTTCTTCGTCACTGAAAACCGGTACTGCGTTGCTTTTATGCATGGTGGCAATGCCTTTTACTTTGGTTCCAGTGTAAATCTTTGCAGGTGCCAGTGTTGCACTACCGCCTCCCGTGTCCCTGCTTTTGATGTGTGCAGTTGTATTGCGACCTTCGGGAATTTTTAAACTGTATGAACTGCTCAATGATGGAGCACTCATAGCACGTTTACGTTTCTTGTCTTCTGCTTCAACACCCCACCGAGCTTGGAGTTCTTTCCAATCGGCATCGGCTTGTTCAGCTTTGCGCTTATGTTCTGCGCTAGCCCATTTCACTTTGCCCTTTTTCTTTCCTGTGGTAGAAAGACTAGGGTGATGTAAGTGCATACTCATACAAATAATCCTAATGTATTATACATAAAGCTATTATACATTAAGATTAGTGTAATGTCAATCCTCGTCTTCTTCAAAAGTTTGGATAACTAAATCCAATATTTCTTCAAATTCTTTATCGAGCATTTTTGGATCGAGCGTATATTCTGCATCAGCAATGCTATCAGCATCTTTGATATCCAATAGCTCAAATAGTTCACGACGGGATATAGGTTCATTACGCATGTGACTTACCCATATCACTGTCATGGCACAGCAAGCAAAAACTTTTCTATCATTCCAAACACCGTTCTGTTCACACCAGTCAACAGCACGGGTTAGGTAATAGTCAATATCTTCGACACGATTCTCAAGTTGGGCAATCCATTCCCGAGTATCGTCTCTAGTCCAACGTTTCACAAGATTTTACTTTTGTTCTTTTGCGGCAACTCGTGCGTTCTTAACGGCTGTTACATCGTTACGACCTTCTTTGCAAAGTTTAGCCAATTCTTGCAAGTGCTTACGTACACGAGTACCTGCGGCATTCACTTCTTTGTCGTAAAACTTCTCGAAGTCACTTTCCATAGCTTCGACGAGTTTTGTAAATTCTGAGTATTTGTTAGTCATTATAAGGTTCCTTTGTTAATGTGTTAATATTTAATGCCTGTTGTTTTTTGTGACCTTAATCATGGCTTAGCATTTGTAGACACTAGATAGCTTGTACCAGTTGCATAAGATCCGCCGTCGTTAAACATTACATCTTGCAAACTATACCCGTTCGGTAATCCAGCTCGACTAGAAAGATCGCCCAAGAAGCCGCCAAGTGTATAATCCCCGTTTGGTTCAGTATATACAGTATCTCTCAACCACCAACGCCCGCCATCTTTGACTTGCCAGTCAGGTGCATACGTTGTTCGATCACCGCCTGTACTATAATGCCAGCTTCTCATAGGATAGCTAACATACGTACCACCTGTAGTAGTTGTTGTTCTGTATATCCCGGGCACACTCGCAAAATATGTATAATCTGTGGAACCAACTACGTTAGATACGTAGTTACGCATTGCCCTCCAGTGGTATTTAGATCTAGGCATTACTAAATCTAATCCAAGTGCAGTTCCACTATTGATATCAGAATATGCCGAGGCGCTAATACCGCCGGTAATTCTATAGAAATCATAACCACCTCCTTCTTCGGACATGTCAACATACATCGATAGTGCGTTCGGCATCGCAGCCGACTTAATCCAATAGTTTCCAGACCCTAAGTACGATGAGCCGATATTTTGTGCTAGCCAGTACCCACTAGGTGCGGCTAATGCCTGTGTACTGCCGTCATTCCATTTCTTCGTAATGGAAAATGATCTAGCTACCGGATTAGTTCCATTTGATGCTGTTACATCGAATGACGTAGTTTGACCTGTTGTTCCGCTAGTGTACCCAGTTGTGGTTTTAATGTTAAACAATGTACCATCTCTACCAAGTTGCATGCCTGCTGGCAGAGAACCGGAAGTTAGCGTATATTGTAATTGTGCCGAATACGGATCTGTTGCAACAAGTGAGACAAAATCTGATACACCGTTAGTTCCTGTAGTCAGCGTACCTAAGGAGCCTGCAGGAGTAACCCATGTAGGAGCAGTTCCTGTGTTAGCACCTAATGTAATACTACCAATTTTCTCACCAACTTCGATACCCCAACACACTGCGTTTACTGGAGCAACGTCTGATTTTACAACAACATATTGGCCTGGGCCAACTAATAGTCCGTTTCTTTCTAAAACGCCTTTAGGTAACAATTCCATGTCAAATTCGATGTATTCAGATAGGGCTGGCCCAACTTGACTATCGCTAATTGCTACTCGTATTTTAGCAGGTTGTGCGCTTCTATTAACTACGCTAATGGTAAGTGCAGTTGCTTGGTCCTGATTGCACACATATATTGCTTGGTTAACCCCTGCTAAAAGATTCCAAGATCCTAATTTTCCATTCGTTCCATTTGCCATAAAAACTCCGATAATAATCTGTTATTATTATTTATTTTATAATAATAGAATAGATCTCCTTCCAGTTCTTGGCTACAACGTACGGACATGCATGATTCATGTTATGTCCGTGTTCGACTAGAATGCTTTTTAGTCCTAGGTTATGCCCGCAATCGGCATTACTGGGCTTATCTTCAATCCACCATAGTCCGCTATCTTTGTAAGGAGCCAATGCATCGTCCTTGTCTGCGCCTGTATCCAGGCAGATAACTTGTTCAATAGCATCTCCAAAAATCTTACGTAAGTTCATATCACGTAGTCTTTGGGCATCCTTGTTCTTACTCAAACTTGTGATAACACGGAATTGATAGCCGTGTTCTTCATGTAATCGTTTAACATAGTAAGTAGCGTCGCGAAGCGCAGGCAAGAATCCAATTGCGGCGGATTCGTTAAACTGCTTGACAATCTTCTTAGCGTCTTTTTGCTCTAACTCTTGATAGTGCTCGTGCAAGTAATAACTTGTTTTAGCACCTTCTTTCATCGTGTAGCCTTTTTCTCGCATCCAAACTGAGAATGCCCATTCCCAATCTAGTAGCACACCGTCTGCGTCTGTAAGTATGATTTTGTTCATATGTTAAGTTTAGCATCGCTTACTAGAAAGGTCAACTAGTTTTGACGATAAATATTGAAAGGAGATTAACATGACATCAGTTTCGAGAGTAGGCGATATTGGACAAGGTACCTGTAAGGCAGGACATCCAGGATTCCCGTTAGGAGTTCCAAAACCTATGCATACTGAAATAGTCACTGGCGCAAGCACAGTATTCATGAATAATCAACCAGTTGCTATCGTCGGGTCAGTTGGCGCTACAGACTGTGGGCATCACACCGAAGCACTAACCGGCTCGCCTACTGTATTTGTTGAAAATCAACCAATGCATCGTGTAGGTGATGTAGGAGTAGTAACTGAAACAGGTGGCGGTGATTACGAAATGATCACTGGCTCATCAACAGGTGACAACTAAGGACTTATAATGGGATTCGCAATACCTCCACTACCCGCACTAATAGCTCTAGCATCAAAGATTCCGTCATTGCCAAAGATACCAGGAGTTGCGGCTCCGGCATTACCAACTACTGATGGCCCAAATTACTCAGATGCATTAAAGTCAATTAAAGACGGATCAGCTATGGCTGGCGCAAGTGCATCGTTGGACAAAGTTACTAGCATGTCGAGTTCATTGCCCGCTAGCATGGCTGAAGGTCTCAATGCGGCGAAGGCAGCAGTAGCCGCATCAATGGCGGCTGCTCAGGCAACCATGGGCAGAGATATGTCTATCGCCAAAGCTAATATTGATCTACAGAATAAGATAGCAATTGCCGAAACAGGTAAACCTGCAACTGACGCACAGGTAGCAAGTGCTATGGGCCCATTACAGATTCTTAAAGATGGTCCTAAGATGTTAGCTGATCAAGCTAAGTCCATTGCAACTAGCATTGGCGGATTTGCAAGTAGCTTTGGAGTTAGCGCACCAGCAGGAGCCGATCCAACTGCACTAGCAACAGCCGCTGGTGGAGCTGCCGCATCATTCAGTGCTAGTGTTCCAGCCGCAACTATTCCAGATCCTCAGAATCCAGGTCAAACAATTCCTAACCCTGCATATACGGCATTTACCGCAGTACCAGGTAATTCATCTAAGTTAACTGCGTTAGGTGGTTTAGGTACCGCAGTCAGTGGCGCGGCTAGTAGCTTATCTGGTAGTTTAGATGCGGCAAAGGCAACAGCCGCCGCTTCACTAAGTAGTGCAGTTACTGATTTGAAAGCATCGTCACTTGCGGCAAAACTATCAGCACCTATGCCAGCAATAATGTCTAGTGTGGTAGCAGGCTCAGTCGACACTTCAAAGATAGATCCAATGGCCGCAGCCAAAGCAGCCGCAATAGCTTCTGCCAAACAAGCCGCGCCTGCACCTAAAGATGAAAAGATGCAAGTGTCGGAAGCCAAAGATACTGCAATCAGCTCTCCGGGCACAATACCTAAAGACAATGAAAAAGACAAAGTATATAAATCTGAAGTGTTGAGTTATTATAACGACTATGTCATTCCTGCTAATGAGTCTATGAATAAAGCCAAGGATGCTGTAAGTGCATTGCCGCTCTATTCAGTACACATGGCAAACAAAGAAGCAAAGAATAAAGTTAAAGCTGAACAACCTGATCCAGCATTATACACTGATGAACAGAAAGCCATTGTTGCCACTTATGAGAAATCACTTGCAGAGATTACCGTATTGCCTTTAGCTGTTGCATACATAGATGCCATTAAGCTAAAAAACAAATATGCGAATGACTACAACAATTTCGTTTATAAGGCCTGGGAGACAGAAGCTAGTCGAAACTTTGTACCAGCTGAAATAAGACAACGCCTCTCATTGGAGGCGTTGTATCAAAGTGTTACTAAGAACGCTAAGGCTTAAACTAGTTTAATCTTAGAAGTTGACTCTAGGAACTGCTTGGCAAACTGTGCATCAGTTGGCTCAGCTACTGTTACAGTAACCTTGCTCAATTTAACATCGCGGTCTGGGTTAACGGTAAACAAGTAAGGCATTAGTCCCGGGCCACTTGGTCCCATTCCAATCACTTGTGGATTTGATAGCTTGTAATAAGCATCAGTCTCTTCTTCTAGTTTTGCAACTAGCTCTTCACCGCTTGTAAGTTTTAACGTGATTACTTCACCTACTGCTACGCCTTTTGTGATTAACATATTATCCTTTTAGTGTGTTAAAAAATTCTTCGTCTTTTCCAGCTAGGCCTTGATAGCCGCCTGGTAGGAGAACGCCGTCCTTGAAAATCTGTGGAACTGAACGCAAGCCTTGATCCATTAGGAACTCACGTGCATGTGGATCTTCTTCCATCATGACTGTCTTAAATGGGATCGCTTTGCTTTCCAACAATGCCTTTGCTCTATCGCAGAACGGGCAGTTGTTTTTGCTGTATACTGTAATCATACTTCTCTCTTTATAATGATGGTAATGCGTCGTAGTCAATGCCTTCGGACATTACGCCGATAACATAACTTGTTGACTCACTTTCTTGTAATGCTGTTTGCTTCTTGCTAGTATCTGTATGCTTGTTGAACCAAGGAATAGGAGTGCTCTTAGGAGCAGATGCCAAATACTTGATACCAATCTGCTTTAGTGCATCTACTGCTGTGTAGTCAACAAA